AGGTGTCTGTGTTTGGGGACAAAAAACATTGCAGGGAAGACCTTCTGCTCTTGATAGAATAAATGTTCGTAGACTTTTAATTGCTGCCAAGAAGTTTATTGCTTCTTCTACAAGATACCTTGTATTTGAACAAAACACTTCACAAACTCGCGCCAGATTCTTGAATATAGTAAATCCATATTTAGAATCCATACAACAACGTCAAGGATTGTTTGCTTTCCGTGTAATCATGGACGAAAGTAACAATACACCGGACATTATAGACCGCAACATCTTGTATGGTCAATTATTCTTACAACCTACAAGAACTGCAGAATTTATAGTGTTAGATTTTAACGTACAATCAACAGGCGCTGCATTTCCTGGTGCTTAATGAAATGATGGGGAGATGAAATATTCTCCCCATATTTTTACAAATAACATATTTATATTAAAGCATTTTTATTTTTTGGAGACATAAATGGCTGAATTAGTTAGTTCTACGGAAATATTTTTTAATCCATTCGAGCCAAAGTTACAAAACAGATTCATAATGTATATTGAGGGAGTTCCTTCTTGGTTAGTAAAAGGTGCAGGAAGACCCAATATAAACTTTAATCCAATCAAACTTGATCACATAAATGTTTACCGTAAGGTAAAGGGTAAGGGAGAATGGCAGGATATTACGATAAAATTATACGATCCAGTCGTTCCATCAGGTGCTCAAGCGGTAATGGAATGGGTTCGATTGTCACATGAATCCGTTACTGGTCGTGATGGATATTCAGATTTCTACAAGAAAGATATTACATTCTTTACACTTGGTCCTGTTGGTGATAAAGTAGAAGAATGGACATTAAAAGGAGCATTTATCACAGCAACAACATTTGGTGAAATGGATTGGGCAAACGATGCTTTTGTTGAAATCTCTTTGACACTTGCATACGATTATGCTATATTACAATATTGATATTATTTTCATAAAAATATTGAAATTGATTTGAAAATATGGGTATACCAAATTTTGAAGTATACCCATATTTATATTTGTAAATTAAAACGTTTTATTATAGAAAAGTTATGAGGCAAAAGTTATGACAAAAATCCCAACTGGTTACAATTTACCAGACGGTTTAAATTCTGATATGTCTGATCAAGAAATTAAAGAAAAACTTCTTTCAGGATTTAAACAAGAAGATGTAAAAAAATCAAATTTTCCAACTGAAGTGGTTCCATTGCCGTCAAAGGGAATGATATATCCAACAGGGCATCCACTTGCCGATGGTTTTATTGAAATGAAATATATGACAGCAAAAGAAGAAGATATTTTAACATCACAAAATCTTATTAAACAAGGTATAGTGTTAGATAAATTGTTTGAGTCTTTGATTGTAACTCCTGTTAATTACAATGATATTTATAGTGGCGATAAAAATGCAATAATGGTTGCCGCTAGATTATTGGGTTATGGAAACGAATATAATGTAGAAATTGAAGATCCATTCTCTCCAGGTACAAAACAAAAAGTAACAATAGATTTATCTCAAATCGAGCACAAGGAGGTCGATTATAGCTTATTTGAGAACCGAAATAATGAATTTGATTTTGAACTGCCAAATTCAAAGAGAACCGTGACATTTAGATTAATGAATCACGTTATAGAAAAAGAAATTCAGGCAGAATTAAAGGCAAATAATAAAATGATGGTAAAAACTGGAATTGATAGGGAACTTACAACAAGACTCAAACATATTATTATTGCAGTTGATGGAGAAACCGGCCGTGCTAACATAAATAATTTTGTTGATAACGAATTATTTGCAGTAGATTCAAGGGCATTGAGAAAGTATATGAGTAAAATATCTCCCGACTTGGATATGACTTTTACATTTATATCTGATACAACGGGTGACGTAAAGGAGATTGACATCCCGATGGATGTTAGCTTTTTTTGGCCTGAATCTTGAATATAAATTAGGTTTGCATCAAGAGATATTTTCAATTTGTTATGCAGGAAAAGGTGGGTTTACATTTAACGAGGTGTATGATATGCCAATACATTTAAGAAGATACTACATACGATTACTTTCGGAACAAATTGAACGAGAAAATAAACAATTTGACGATTCTTCAAATAAAAAAATAAGTTCGCCAAATGTATCGGGAAATCCTAGATTTTAGAGGATAATTTACGGTCTACATATTTATTCATATGTAGACCTTTTTATTTCAGTTTAGTTGAACAAAATGGCAAAAGAAAATCAGACAAAAAGAAATGCTCTTCGTCAAAAACTAAAGTCTTTAGAATCAGAAATTCTGGAATTAAAGAATCAGGCATCAGCGATCAATGCCGACGATATTAATAGTTTAAAAGAACTTGAAGAAATCGAAAGAAAAAGAACTAAAAATCTAAAACAATATTATGACTATAAGAAAAAAATATCAGAATTAAATACAAAAAATGTAAAAAATCAAACGGAAGAAGAAAAAAATCAAGAACAACATTTAAAAAATGTACAAAAAAGTGAAAGTGAAATAAATGATTTAAGGACAAAATCATCAATATTAATGCGAAGTTTCAATGAAGACACACAAACTGCCGCTAAAGTTCTTGGTATAGCATCACAAGAAACAGAGAGATTATCTGGTCAAATGAAAATTTTAAAAGAAATTACATCAGAAAGTGCTGAACAAAACAATGTACTCAATCAATCTATGAAAGCAGCCGTTAATAATGCATCCAGTTTAGATTCAATATCTGTAAAAATTGCAGAAGGGATGGAAAATATAAATCAAAAGGGATATGAATTAATAGACACGTATCAAATTGAAAGGTCTTTAAAGGAGCAAAGTGCCAGATTGGATTTAAGTGCTAAAGACTTGGGTGCAAAACGATATGTTATATTAAAAAGTGAAAATGAAGAACAGATGAAAAAATTACAACACTTAAAAAAAATAAATACTTCATTGGATCAACAATCAAAAAAATCAAAAGAAATAAAAGACAACTCTATGAAAACAAGAATGGCAATGGTTGGAATGATTGCTGCTGTTCCAGGTGGTAATTTTTTAATGAATAAGTTGGGTTTAGGGGATGTTTTAACTAAATCAAAAACAATAGGACAAACAATGCGAGGTTGGGGTGCATCTTTGGCAGGATTGGCAATAGCAGCTCCATTTGCCGCGATACTTGGTATAATTAATTTAATAGTTGCTGGATTCAAATTTCTTCTTGGAACTGCATTTGAGTTAGACAAACGAATTGCAAATTTATCTAAAAATTTATTTATTTCGAGAAATGAAGCAACTGGATTAGAAAGAAAGTTTGCAAACATGGCTTTACGAATGAATTTAGTTGGTGTAAACACTGAAGAATTTGCAAAGTCACTTGAGTTTTTAACAGAAGAATATGGTGCATCGGTTGGTAGAATAATGCAAGCAAATAATACAAGTAAATGGGTAGATAATATAACACTACTTCGAGAAAAAATGTCACTGACAAATGAAGAAGCACTTAATTTTGGAAAAATATCATCTATACTTGGTGTCAATATGGGCAACCTTGCCTATCAGTCAATAAAAATATCGAAGGCTTTTTTGAATAATAGACAGATAATTAAGGCGATGGCGAATGTACCACAACTCATGGCAAATGGAATGAAAGGTGCCGTGACTGAACTTGTTAAATTTGTTGCTAAAGCAAAAATGATGGGAATTGATCTTAAAGGTTTTGCTGATGCATTAGAAGGAACATTAGATATTGAATCATCATTAGAAAAACAATTTACAGCAGAAACTATAACAGGCATTCATTTTAAAAACATGGATGCAATTCGTCTTGCCACAAATTCAATGCAATATGACAAAGCATTTGATATGTTAATGTCTAATGTTGGTAATATAAAAAGTCTTGCTGATATGCCTGGTGGTTTGATAGGTGTAAAAAGTATAGCAGATTTATTTGGATTTTCTCTTGATGACTTCACAAAGATGTTCAATAAATTTCAAGAGTTGAAGAACGCCTTCGGCGGTCAGAATCCAATGCAAGAAGCATCTAAGTATATGGCAATGTCAGCTGCACAAATAAAGAAAGAAATCGCTGGGATGGGTGCTGGTGCTAGAAAAACTTATTTAGAAAACTTAATGGCTGAAAAGGAAGGTGCTGATATTACTACAAAATTTATGGATAAAGTAAATAAAATAAAATTGGAGTTAATGGATTCCACTCTACCAATCATAGATGAAATCCATGCAATATTCAATGAATTGATAAACAATTCAGAATTAAAAGATTTATTCAGAGATATGACAAAAAGATTGCCGAGTATAATAAAAAGTCTCATTGAAATGGGAAGACAATTAAAAGAAATAGTAAAGTCTGTTTTTGGTTTTTTAAAACAGTTTGGAATTGTAAGTGATCCTTTAGATAAAACAAAAACTTCTATTGCTGGTGTAAATGATGGATTTTTAAATTGGAATAAAATAATAGGAACTACTGTTGCTTTATTTGTTGGGTATAAAGGATTGGGGTGGGCAGTTAATTCGTTTAAGAGTAATGTTCTCGGATTAGGTCCAGTAACACAAAAAACTATGAAATCTATGGTTGATGAATTGAAAATGGGAAATCAACAGATGATGCAACAAATGCAAACAATGGGACAGTATGGACCACCATCACCTGGAGACACTTCTAAAAAAGGAAAGGGAAGATTTGGTGGAAAAATGGCGGCTGGGATTCCGTTGGCAGCAATGGCAGCAGGATTTGGATTGGATATGTTATCACAAAATATGCAAGCTGAAGGTAATACCCAAGGTGCAGGATTGGTTAATGCCGCCAGTATGGCAGCATCTGGTGCCGGTATGGGTGCAATGCTTGGACCATGGGGAATGTTAGGTGGAGCAATCATTGGTGGTGGACTTGGATATTTTATGAACAGCGATAACATAAATGGGGCACAACCAATTAAAAATAAAAACACACCAAAGGCAAATACACAAAACGCTGCACAAATAACAGCTACTGCAAAAGAATTGGAAAAATTTAGTACAAGCAAAATAGAATCTGCCAGTAAAATAATTGCACAATTTGCAAAATCATTTTATGAACTCAACAGAAATTTTTCAGGATTTATTAACGCGGGTCTAAATGAAAAATTACAAGAAGTAATAACAATATTTAATTCTGCCGATAATATGAAAATGCAATCATTTGCAACAGGAGTATTAAATTTTTCTTTTGCAATATCTGAACTCAATAAAAATTTGACAAAATTGGATATTCAAAAATTAGAAAAAGCTGCGGAAAAAATTAATCCTGGTGCGGGAGGATTTCTTTCTTCTGTTTCTGGATTTGTAAGTTCTATTTTTTCAAGTGGAAAGTCTGTATCTGGTAATAATCAACAACAAGTTGCTTCAGTTTCAAATGCAACCGTAACAACTAGTCAAGGCACATCACAAGTTTCAGTCAATGTCAATACTGCAGCGTTAGAACAGAAAATAGATAGATTGATAACAGTAATAACAAATATATCAACACAGCCAACTTATATTAAAATTGGGGAAAGAACAGTAGAGGCAATAGCTGGTGAAATGAATTGGAAGAAACAAATGAAAATTGGAAGTGATAATACATATGGATCTGCTGTAAGAGATACATTGTAAATCAATTCAATATGATATTTATATGTAAAAACGAGAAATAGTATGTCTTTGATAGATTTAAAATCCGATTTATCTAAATTTAGATCAAAAAATCCAAAGCCAGATAATAGTGGCACAACAAATTCCCCAAAAGCAAATTCTTATGGAGATAACTTTTCCGCATATCAACCAATATCAAATCAATTAATAAAAAATATACCACAAACAACTACACCAAAAGATATAGATCTTGTTAAAAAATTAACAGATACGAAACTTGATGATATAATCAAAGATTCAACCGATGGAAATTTAGTAAATACAGTATCAAAACTTTCACCGAGTTCTATTGAAAAGTATTTATTTAGCAAATCAAATAGATTGGAAATAATAAATTCAAAATTATCTGGAATAAATCAAGATGTTGAATTGAGTTCTATCGATTCTTCAAA